GTTCGATCGCCTGGGTTTACCCGATTCGTCAACTACGCCGAACCGATCACGCAAGCTAGCTCACCCGCGCCGCAGCCTGCGACCCCTCGTCAACAGGTCACAGTCACTTCCACGCCCTGGGCCAATAAGTACTCGCTGGCGGTCTTCGTCGGAACGGACCAGGCCTCACAGAGATTGCTCGACTGGGTCAATCGGGATCCGCAGTTGTCCGACCTGCGCAAGAACGTCAACTTCCAGGCCTACACCAAGGACAATCCGCTGTATCGAGAACGGTTCGGTGGCGTTGTACCCACCGACCAATTTCCGGCGGTCGTTTTCACCGATGCCCGTGGCGGACATGTCTACGTTGCGGGATCCTCGTCGCTCCCCTCGTCTGCGTCCGGCCTGTATGCAGCCCTCAAAGAATCAACGCAGATTCAACAGCAAGCTACTCAACCAGCTCAAGACCCTAGCCCTCCGATGGCTCAAGAGTTTGATCCGGCTTGTCCTGACGGCAATTGCCCACCTAGCCGCGTGCCTCTCCTGAATCCGGATCGCGAAAAGCTTTTCCCCAATCTGCGACCTAAAGACCAAGACCCAATCCAATCCCTCCTGTATTGGATCTGGAATCCCGGCGAAGCGATCCTCGCTGGATTGTGCGCAGTCGCTTTTCTCGTCCTGCTCTTTGTCGTCGTACTCAAGGTGATCCGCTCATGACCCTTTTTCTACTTCTCATCGTGCTCGTCGCTCTATTGTTGGCCGCTATTTGGTGGAACCCGAAGCGGCCACCCAAGGCTGCTGCGCAGCCATCGCTTTTTGCCGCTCTGTCGTCGCCTTCGTCGGTCTCGACCGATCGCGATGCGGTGCTAGAGGCTGAGATCGCCGAGATCGTCGAGGTCATTAGACAAGACGAAGCCGACCGCCGCCGCGCCGCAGCTCTCGATCGACTTGCATCCCTCCAGACTCCCAGCAAGAAAACCAAATGACCACTCCAGCAATCACTGATCAACAGATCGCCGACGCTGCCGCCGCCCCACAGAGCGTCTCGGCTGACGGCGTGACCGTGACGAATCGCAGCATGGCCGACATGCGGGAGGCTCGTGAGGAACTGGCCAGCAATCAGAACGCCTCCAAGCCACGACGCGGTGTCCTGTTCGCCAAGATGATTCCTGGGTCGGCAAGGGGGCAATGATGCCTGGCTGGGTCACCGTACTGATAACATCGATCCTTCGAGCCCTTACCACGGCCTCGTCGCGCCATCTGTTTTTTGGGGCTGGCTGGTTCCTCCTGCTAGCTGGCCTGATCTTCAATTCGATGGCCACTCTCATCCTCGGTGGGGCCGTGGTTTTCTTCCTTTTCATGAATCCTCAGCCAAAGAGCTAATCTTATGATGCTGCTCGATCAATACGGAAAGCCGATCGACACAAAGGCCCTGGCTGCCGCTCGTCGGGTCCAGGATCGAGCCAAGCGAATGGACTCGCTGTCGGCGTCCTATGATGCTGCGGCCAACACGGCCGAGACTCAGAAGCACTGGCGATACGCCGACAACCTGTCCGCTGCCGCTGCCAACTCGGTATCGGTTAGAAAGACACTGCGCGAGCGATCCCGCTACGAGTGCCTCGAGAACAACTCGTTCGCCAAGGGTATCGTTTTGACCCTGGCCAACGACACGATCTCCACCGGCCCGAGTCTCCAGGTGATGCTGCCCGATTCGTCTGCTTCTCGGATGATCGAGCAGAAGTGGCGAAAGTGGTGCAAGGATGTCCGGCTTGCGAGCAAGCTTCGCACCGCTCGAATGAGCAAGGTGATCGACGGCGAGACGATCATCCTCAAGGGCAACAACCCTCGCAGCAAGAACGATGTCAAGCTCGATCTGCGAGTCATCGAGTGTGACCAACTCGCGACCCCGTACTATGCCGACGGCCTCCCAAACAAGATCGACGGGATCGAGTTCGACGACTTTGGAAATCCAACGGTCTACCACATCCTCAAAGGACACCCTGGGGACCGATGGCCTCTGGACGCATTTGAAAAGCTTGATGTCGACCCCGACGACATTATCCACTTGTTCCGTGCCGAGCGACCTGGACAGATGCGAGGAATCCCCGAACTGACTCCCGCTCTGCCCCTGTTCGCGATGCTTCGGCGCTACACCCTCGCGGTGATCACCGCTGCCGAGAATGCTGCGGACTTCTCGGCGATCCTCAAGACCCAGTCGAATGCTTTCGATTCTGCGTCAGACGGGATCGACGACATCGATCCGTTTGATTTCGTGCAGATCGATCGAGGACTGATGACCTCCCTGCCCAAAGGCTGGGAAATGGTCCAGTTTGACCCGAAGCAACCGGTCACGACCTACACCGAGTTTCGCAATGCAGTCCTCGGCGAGATTGCTCGTAGCGTCCACATGCCAAAAAACAAAGTCCTGGCGGATTCCAGCGGGTACAACTATTCCTCGGGACGCCTGGACCACCAGACTTACCACGAGTCCAACGCAATCGAGCGATCGCAGTGGGAAGTCGAAGCCCTCGACCGGATCTTCGGTTGGTGGCTCGATGAAGCCCTCATGATGGACGGGTATCTCCCGGCACTTGAACCGATGGACGAGATCCCAAAGGTCTGGCGATGGCCACCACAGCGAGACGTCAATCCTGCGGAAATCGCAGACGTCAACATCGAACTGATCCGGGCCGGACTCAAAACTCGGCAACAGTACCTGATCGAGCAAAACATTGACCCCGAGGCTCACGCGCAGCAGCTCGTCGAGGAAGGCTGGGTCAATCCTGACCTGCCACCCGCTCCTGCGAGCGCTGCACCTGGTGCTCCGAGTGCTTCTGGTGCGCCCGGAGCTGCGGCCCAAGGTGCAGGCGCTGCCGAGCCGGATTCCAGCCAACCCGCTCCGACTGGCGAGTTCGCGAACATGTCCCGTTTGCAGCTCACCCGCAACTGGCGAGCGATCGAGGACACCCTCGGCAAGATCGAGGAAGGCATCTGGACGACCTCTCGAGCGAGAGTATTCCTGGGGTCGCTTGGACTCAAGGAAAGCACGATCAACAATCTTGTGTCCGAGTACGAAGAGCAACCAGCGTGAGCTCGCTGACGCACGAGGCCAAGACCCGGCAAGGCTATCGCCTCCGAGTCTACACCGCTGCCGGACGTCGCTCGATCTGGCTCGGACGCATCACCGAGCCCGAAGCGATCGCCATTCAGCGACACGTGGACGAGATCATCGCCGCCCAGACCGCAGACCTACCAATCCCCAGGCAAACAGCCCTGTGGCTCGATCGGCTCAACCAGGAAATCAAATCGAAGCTCACTTGCATCACCGGATCTATCCGGACTGTCCAGACTGCGATCGACGAGTATCTCAACGCCAAGCGAGATCTGCTTGCCACATTGACCGCCGAATCGGTCGCTCGCTCTCTGGCCTGGCTGTCGGATGCCTGCGGTGATCGTCGCATCGATGGAGTTTCGCCCGAGGAAATCGCCACCGTCTATGATGCGCTCGAGCAAGGTGCGTCCACCCGAGGAAAGATCGCCAAGGACTGGAAAGCCTTCTTCCACTGGTGCGAGGACAATCGGTGGATCGTTGCCAATCCGGCCAAGCGACTCAAGACCACGGTCTCAGTCCGAGAGAAGCGATTCGTTTCGGTGGAGACCATCGAGCGAGTCCTCCAGGCTTGCGACGATCCCGAGCTGCGGCTGGTGATTGTGCTGTCTCGATTCGGAGGCCTGCGGATTTCCAGCGAGATTCGCGACTTCACGCAAGCATCGATCGACCGGGCCCTAAAACGGATCAAGATCACTGACACCAAACGAGGGGTGGTCCGAGAGATCCCGCTTTTCCGTGAAATCGCTGCCGAGCTGCCAGAGCCAGGCGTCGAACTGCTGCCGACGATCGCAAGCCTCTCGCACTCGGGAATCACACAGCGATTCCTCGAGGTTGTTCGCAAGGCAGGAATCGATCCATGGCCGGTGCCGTGGCATTCGATGCGAGCCACGCGGGAGACGGAACTGATCACCGCCTTCGGACTGGCGACCGCTTCGAAGTGGATCGGCAACTCCGAAAAAGTCGCGATGACCAGTTATGCGATCATTCCCGACTCGGACTGGGCGAAGGCTGATTTGTAACTCTTGTTGGACGGTTTTTTGGGGTCGAGTGGTAGTCTCGTCCCCATGAGCAAATCGATCCGGGCAACCACGAAACGCAAGCGACGAGACCCCAGTGTCATTGTCGCATCGTCCAAGAGCAACTTGGAACTGCGCACCAGTGGCGACTCCATCGCATTGCAAGCCGCAGACCCTAACACTCCCGACGCGCTGCCCAGTTTTAGTGGGATCGCCTATACCGGGGGTGTGATGCATCCCAAGCTTGCAATCCAGTGGAATGGTC